TCTTGTGTAGGGAACGTAGGTGGTTGGAGCTTCTCGCGAAACTACAATCGCAACGGTCATATCAATGACATCTCCGTAATTAAAATCCGCATTCATTGCAATCGCAGTTTCATCTTTAGTTCGTAGTCCGTAAAGCCTGTATGTTTGCTTCCCTCCCTCTATTGTAAATCCAGTGATTTTCAGATTTCTTCCTGCAAGAAGTTTTTGATTGGAGTCAAGGATGACGAAGCTGCCACCTCCACCTTCCTTGTTGTAAGTTCCTTTTAAATGAACCTTGTTGTTTCCAATATAAGTTGCCGTTAAGCCATAAGGTGTATAAGTGTTGTAGGCATTCAGCTCTGGATTCAGCAGATTCTCCCCGCACCGTTCAACCGTCACGCTGTCACGCCCCTTGATGGGACGGATGTTTTCGGGGCTTGGTGTTCCACTGCCTTCCTGCACCGGCTCCCACTTCGCTTTCACCCCCAGCGGGTATCCCGCCACGGGGTAGCACACAACAGGGTTGCCGCTTTCTTCCAGAGGGGGGCAGAGCATATCAATGATGTGCTTGCTGCTCCACGGCTTGTCCCCGATGCTGCTGTCATCGGGAGTTATGTTCGCCACCTGCTGTTTCAGCGTAGCAATATCATTCACTGCTGTCGTGTAATCTTCTGGCAAGCTATCGGCAACGTCCTGTGCCTTTTTCGCACTTGCGGCAGCGTTTATCTCGCTGGTTGCCGCTGCTGTTTTACTTTCCAGTGCCGCCTGTGCGGATTCCGACGCAGCTTGTTCACTCGCCTTTGCTGCTTCTTCACTTTTAGCAGCTTTTAATTCTGATGTTCCTGCCGCCTGTTCACTTCCCGCAGCAGCGCTTGCAGAATTTTCCGCCGCATTAGCTGAACCTGCCGCAGCTTCGGCGCTGCCCGCTGCCGCAACTTTGGCATCGGATGCGGTTTTGGCATCTATTGCCGCGCTCTGCTGGCTTTTCGCCGCAGCGTCGGCGCTTGCTGCTGCCACGCTCTGGCTTTCTGCGGCATTTTTTGCACTCTGCTGTGCGGCTAGTGCGCTTTTCTGTGCATTTTCTGCGTTCAGTGCGCTGCTACCTGCCGCGTCTGTGGCGATACCTGCTGAACGTTCTGCTTCTTCGGCAGCGTTACTTGCTGCAATGCCCGCCTGTGTGGCGCGCTCTGCGGCTTCCTGCGCAGCTGTTTTACTTTCTGCCGCGTTCTTTTCACTCAAAGCCGCAGCTGTTGCCGCCCGTACGGCTTCTTCCTTGTAGGGCTTTACAGTGTCCGCCGCATCTTTCGCTGCGTTTTTGGCGCTCTGCTCTGCGTTCTTGGCGGCGGTTTGTGCGTCCTTACTTAGAGTTAAAACCTGTTGCAGTAGGTCGGGCGTAGGCTCTGCTGGCTCTGTACCGCTTGCATTTGAGTGTTTCCTTACGATGTACTCACAATCGGCAGAAATGCGTTGTACTCCGTCTGCAAGACCTACAAACACAATCGTTCCAACGCCGTACAAGTCAGCAGTAGCTTCCTTCGGAACTTTAATCACGCCGGTAACGGAATCAACAGCAACTTGAACAGGCTTTTTGTTTGGTGGATTGAATGTCGCTATTACGCTCAAATTTTCCCAATCTGGCGCTTTGACAATTTGAAGTTGTTCCTCTCCGTAGCTGTCAAATGTACCGAGTTCCAGCTTTTCGCCATTCTCTGTAGTGGCATTGTAACCATTAAGTTTTATAACGTGCATATTATTCCACCCACTCGGATTTATAGAGATTTTTCTCCACAAGGCCAAGTTCCTTGCAGAGACTATAAATTTTATCAGCGTCACCCTGCGAAACCGGCCCGACAGAGATTAGCTGTAACTTGAACTTAGGTTCATCAACTTCTTTGTTAGCGGTTCTCATTTCACGCAATGCGGCGGTAACGGTAAGTGCCGATGTAGGGCTGCATATTATTATGGGGCTGAGAACCACCGGCTTGTAGAATAACATTATTATCTGCAAACTCGCCTTGCCTAGAAAGCATTTGGAATGGATAGAAACTTTGGCTAGTCTTTTGACCGTCTGTGGACATTGCAGAGTGATTGTGTCTCGGCATCTCTGCAACATTAAGTGTATGTTCCTTTTCACCGCCAAAACTGCCCGCAACGTAATCCCCGCCAGCACCCACCGTCACCCGGTCAGTGCCGTACCGTTCCCACGTGCCATAACCAAAATAATTGTGCACTTTTTCTGGCGTGCTTAAATCTGGTGCACCGGAAATTCCAGTTGGGTCAAATTCAAAAATATACCCAATGGGGAGTTCTTGCATCCACACTCCCATAAAATTACTCATTTTCTGTCCCTTCCACAATGTCTTTGTACTGTTCTTTGGTAATCAGCCCCTTCCTGACGGCTTGGGCAACCATGGATTGAGTCCACCAGCCTTTTTTATGCCAAAGTTTAATTTTTTCGTACATTTCAGTTCTCCTCGGGAATCATTGTGCCTGTCATCATTGCAGTGTATGTTACCTGCGCATTAAGTTTTTCGGCGGCATCGCGGCGCGCTTCTTCCTCTTTGGCGGCTTGCTCAAAAGCCTTGGCGGCGGCTTCTACAGCATCTTTTTCGGCTTGTTCCTTTTCGGCAATCTCCGCAAGTTCCGCATCGGTGTACGGCACATACCGCTGCACTTCTTCGTACTCGTCCCATGCGTCCTGCGCGGGGGTGGTGATTTCCTGCCGTAGTCCATTGGGGCAGTCGGCGGTGATGGTGTCAGCCATCACCTCACGCCGCACCGATGCTGGTACAGCTTCGTGATGCACCGTGACACGTTTCGCAGTTTCTAACTTGCCTAGCGTCATGTCGGGGTTTTGCAACTCGTGCTCAAGTGTTGCATCGTAAATTTTCATGTTCGCACCTCTAAGTGCCACGTAACGTCCAAGTCGCAGTCAGGCTTAGTGTCGGCAATGATTTTTACCGTGATGTTGCTTGCCGTCACTGTAAACTCTGTTGTTCCCCTAGCAATCGTTCCAAGATTACGGCGCTTTGTGGCATCCGTGTTGGCGTTGCCAGTCTTCGTTGTCAGAGGTGGCAGAACGTTTTCAATCGTAAATGTCTCACTGTTGGTGACAGTCTTACTCTGCGTGTACTTGCCGTTTTCCGCCGTCCAGCCATCCACTGTAAATGTAGCGGTGACTGTCTTAAACCGGTCTTTGATACCGTCAATTTTTTCGAGAAGCGTGTCAATCTTTTCACCAGAATATTTTAATTGATAACCTTCGGGCATTCAGTCTCACCACCTCTAATAATAAATAGCGCTGCACCAATAACGAAGCAACAGCTTAATGCTATTACGTTCATTTTACTCTACCCATTCAGATTTGTAAAGCCCTTGTTCTGTTAAACATAGTTCTTTTGCTGTGGCGTAGATTTTATCTGCGTCGCCTTGTGAAACAGGGCCAATGGTAATCATTTGTAACTTGGACTTTGGCTCGTTTACTTCCGGGATGTCGTTCTTTTCTACCTCGACTTCCGAATCATACACGCCGACAGCATTTGCAAAGCCGATGTATTTTGTAGGGTCAAGACCTTTGCCGGTGGCAGATGCGCGAACCTCAAAGTGGCAATGCTTGAAAGGCGGGTTTGCGAATGCTGCATTGCCAGTGTTTCCCATAACGGCAATAGGGTCTCCGCTTTTAACTTTCTGCCCAACCTTAACAAGCAGCTTCTCGCAATGGCAAAAATAAAGGTAGTTCACGACATCCGGCGTTTGGTTTGCGTCCAGCTTAACACAGACATAATAGCCCCATTCCCATGTTCTGTTGCGCTTATTCGTGACAATTCTGGCAGTTGTCACAGTGCCGGAAATGCTCTTGTCTGCATATCGCGGAAAATGAATAATTGAATCGTCAAGGCCGTCAACATCAGCGCCACCGTGCCAGACCTTGCCGTTCCCTCGCGTATAGCCGTAACGCGAGTACGGGAAACGGATTCGATTTCTACCGTCAAAAAGCATGAAAATCACTCCTTTTCTGCTTCTTCTGCTTCTGCTTGTTTGTCTTTCGTGTCTGTGTTCATTTCCAACGTATCTACGTGCAAATTCACTTCTTGGTTGGCTTGCAGGTTTGCGATTTGCTCATTCTTTAACTCTGCGTTGAGTTTCAAAAGAGCATTTTCTACAACCAAGGACTTTACCATAAGCGGCATCGTTGAGTTGTTGAGTACAGAAAACAGGTCTCCTTGCAGATTTATAATTATTTCGTTATCGCTCATAGTATCTCCTTTACCATGCGTCGCCTTGGTGGGCAGTCAACAGGTATTCCCAAGTGGGAGTTCCCTCTGAGTTTGTGTAGTTTACACGGGACAAAGCAACGTTGTGGCCGTCAATTCTTAAACGCTTGCATTCCAGATAGCCCAAAGCATTAACACCGCCGATTGACACATGACCCTCACCGTTTGAATCTGCACGAACATCAAAGAATTTTGTATGTGTGCCACCAGTGTACATTTCAAAGTGAGAACCGGCGCTATCATTATATAGGTCAATACGGTTGTCGTTATAGCCATCGTTGCCGTAAATTCTGATGTGACCAAGAATGTAAGAACCGCCTACGCCGTCAGAGTAAATTTTTACGGCAGGGCTATACGAACCGCCAGAGACCATCTGAGACAATGTTATTTCGCCATTACCGATAACAGCTTCACTGTATGTTGTTTTTGAAGTTAGCGTACCAGTGATACGTACAGTGCCGTCTTGTGCTAATTTGAAGTTATCAGAATCAACAACAAGTGTATCTCCCTTGAACGTGATTGTTCCAGATTCAATCGCAACGGATGACGAGTCAAGTGCGAACTTAGAGCGAACATTTCCATCTGTAACGGCTGTCAATTCAAACGCTTCAAAAGTTTGTTTTAGTTGCGTGTATTGTTGCGCTGTTTGTTCAGCCTTTACGGTAAGGCCATCAACTGTTGCAGAGATTTTAAGAATCTTTTGCTTCGAGTTGTATTTGACGTTATTCACAGCAGTAGTCGTGTTGCGGTTAGCGTTACCAACGCTCTCAAAAGTGCATTTGCCGCCACTGTGCTTTACGCTTGTAATCCAAGTGTCGAACTCATTTTTGCCGTCACTTACGGTTACAATGTCGCCAACTTTGATTTCAAGTGTCTCCGGTGTCTGAATATTTGAACAGGGAACATAGGTGATGTTATTCAGACCATCGTACAGATTCTTAACATACGGACGTAGTGCCGCATCGGAAGTTGTTGAAAAAAGCTGATTACCTTGAATGACAAGCGCGTTAGTGCCTTGCTCGTCAGCAGGATAAACAACGCCGACATCATCATCAGATTGCCTAACTTGTACTTTATCAATAGCCTTTACAACGAAGTCTGAGAAAGTCAACTGATTCGCAAAGTAAGGGATTCCATCGGGCGCGTCGCTACCTGATTTTGCGGAAATAAGCACGCGATGAACATTGTCTTGCAGACTTCTCTTGACTACATCAAACAGATGGAAAGACCTTGCGTTAATGCTCTTTTTGGGAGAAATAGTTACTCTCTCGTTTTTCTTGTACCAATCAAAGAAAAGTTTACCATTAGCATCTGCATTGCAGAAGCAGCCGGACGCAGAGCATACCATCTTCATCAGGTCTCTAGCCTTAACGCCAGAACCGGTGAACTTTTGAACTTGGTAGTCTTTGTTCAGGCGAGGTTCGTTTGCAAGCTCCAACCCGCACTTAGCGGCAAGTGCTGTTGCAAAGCCTTTAATCGTAATTGGGAAAGTAAGCGCATTGAGCCATTCCGTGACATCAACATCAAGCAATGTGACATTGTCATACGCTGTTACTTTATACTTGTTTGAGCCTGTCTTTTCTGGCTTGTCGCACGTGAAAACGCCAATTTTTGTTTCTATACCAATGTCGTTATCATCCTTGTAAACCTTGTAATATGTCAGTACCGTTCCTTGTGTTACGCCAAGAGCGCTGTCGGAATTGACCCAAAACTCAATCTCAACAGCGCTCGCGCACACAGAACCGGGTGCGATGTCACTGTCAGAGTTTGATGAAGTAGTCCAGTCAACGCCAACAATGTTGCTTTGAAGCGCTGTTCCGTCCGCTAAAACAAACTTATCTTGAAACATCTAAAACACCACCGTTCTTGTTATTCTTATTTTACGCTCCCGTGCCGATAATGTCAAACTTAAAATCCCTATACAGACCATTGTAAAAATATGTGCTGTAAGAAGAACCGCTTGAAGTGGAGCAATATGCTTCAAACGTCTCCAAAGTTCCGTTCTCTTTCGGGCAAGTAAACTGGAACGTCTTGCCTTGAACAAGGTTATTCATATAAGCTAACTGCTCTTTAGTAACAGCCTTGTAAGAGAACTTCGCTTTAGGGATTCTCCGTTTGACCCACTCGATGTGCATAACCCCATCTTGTGTGCGGCCAGACCCCTCTGCGGCAATGGAGTTCCATTCCATCTGAATGCCACCGTCAGCATCAGGCTCATACAGGGGCGTTCCATCAACGAAAAATTGCGTTGACAGTGGTCTGTCAAGCGGACTTGCCATTGTTATGCACCCCCATTGATTACTGCTTGCTTTCGATTGTATCTGGAAGCCGCCTTGCCAATCACATCATCGCCAATGCTAACTTCGAGTTGATTGTCATTGATTGCTTGAACAACAGCCATGCACCCTTGCCAGAACACATCTGCAAGGCTCGCATTTGCATTCATTTGTGCTTGCGTGAAAGAACCCATGTCGTTGCCGAACTGCCCGGAAACGCTGTCTACGCCGAGCATAGGTACTGTCATTGCAGACTTCATGCCGGAAGCAAGGTTATTAACACTAGAATATACCAAGTCTGCGTTAGTGTCAATACCATTTGCAAGACCGCGCATAAAATCAGGCATCCACTTCTCGTAATCGCGAAGAACACCCTCGTCAGGACGCGAGAAGTGAAGAACGGATGCAATACCTTGAGCAACTGCGTCAGCGGCGCTCTTAGCCCATTCCTTTGCCCTTCTGATACCGTCAGACAAACCTTGCACAAAGTCAGAACCCCAACCCTTGGCGGTTTCTTTCATCTTGGAAAGGTCGAGCGCTTCCTTGACTTTTCTAATTGCACTACGGACTTTTTCAATAAATCCGTTAATGCCATTAGTCAAACCTTGGACAATGTTTTCACCAAAGCCCTTAAAGACAGTGGATGGAGAATGGATTCCGAAAATGTCCTTAAACCAGTCAATGACGCTATTCCACTTTTCTTTCCACCACTGCTTAAATCCAGCCCAAGCATCTTGAATTCCTTGGATAATGCCGGGAATAATTTCTTGCGCCCACTTAATGATGCCATCAACAAAGTTCCTAAATTCCTCGTTTTCGTCATACAGCTTGACGAAAATGGCAATAAGCGCAGCGATTGCGGCGATAACCAAACCAACCGGGTTCGTAAGAACGCCGATAACTACTGTAACAGCAGAAATAGCAACTTTAGCCGCGGCGATTGCGGCAATGACTGCGGCAATTACGCCAGCAACATAGCCAATTTTCTCCGAAATCTTAGAGATTGTATCGCCGTGCTCGTCGATGAAGCCAAAAATGTCTTGAATTTTGTCATAAACAGGGCCAAGTGCTTCTCTTATAAACTTGTAAATCACAGTTGCAGCGTCAGAGAATCCTTGAATAAAACCGCTTGCGAACGGAGCGATAATATTGTTAATGACGATTGACAGGTCGTTCATAGTATCTTCAAGCAACGTCAGCGCATCATTGAACAGCAGTGCGCCGATGCGACCCTCTCCAAAGAAGTTTTCAAAGAACGATGTATCTGCCGTTTTTGCAAGATTGCCGATAGATTGCCATAGATTACTTGCGGCAGACTTCAAACCTTCGGAGTGTTCATCCCATATTGCACGCATCCTGTCTAGTGCCGCACGGAACGGTTCAACAAGGTCGTTCATGCTGGATTCAACTTCTGCACGCTCCCACATCGCAGATGGGTCAACGCCAAGAGTAGCGCCAGCGCCGCCGCCTTGCGAACTTTGCACAACTTCGAGTTCGTCAAAACCAGCAAGAAACGCTTTTTGAGCTTTGCTGCCAGATTTCAGAGAGTTCGCGTAGTTGACATTGTTCTTAATTGCCTTGTTATAGAACGAACGGCCAGTTAGCGCGGAAAGGAAGTGCGAAAGAACATTAAATGCGTTCGCGATAGCAGATGCAAGCATATTAAATGCGGGAGTTAATGCGGAGATGATGGGTTCTACTGCCGCCATAATTGCGTTACGTGCGAACAGCAAGTTAGATGCAATAGACGAAATGTTGTCATTGAAGCTGGCAATAGCACCAGTCGCGCCTGTGTCAAATTGCTCCGACCAAATGGCCATTGCGTTTGCTGATTCTTTCGCAGCGTTTGTGATTGACTTAATCACGCCACGAACTATACGATAGAACGTGATATTTTTGACAGAACGAACCAGTTGTGCAAGAAATGTATTGTTCTCTTTTGTTGCCTTTTTTACTGGCTCGTCCATATCTCCAACTGAATCGTTTACTTCCTCTTGCGAAGCGTAAAAATCATCAAGTTTCTGTTTTGCGACTTCAAGTTGAACACCGTAAGAAGCGAGCTTTTGCTGTGCCTGTGATAGCGCTAACTGCTTTTTGGCTAAAGCAATAGTGCTCCTATCCATAGCGGCATCATCGTCATCATCAATTTCATCTTGCAGATATTCCAAGCGTTCTATTTCTGCTGCGAGGATGTTGATTTTTGCAGCTTGATTTTCAAATGCAGCGCTTGCGCTTGCAACCGCGCTTTGAAGTCTTGCTTCCTGAGAATCAAATTCATCAAGTCCGAGACCGTCTAACGCTGCGTGAGCGGCTTCTGCTTGCTCCGCGATTGACGATGCAATGTTTCCTTGGGAAGTTGCATTTAGCGTGTCTTGTAGTGTTCTGCTTGTATCTCTAAGATAATCCATAAGTTCTGATAGAGCATTTATAGCACCTCTAGCATCGGAGTTGATTTCAAAACCGAGGTCATCAGCCATTTATCTCACCACTTTCCCGTTTATGTTTTTCTTTAATCATCTTGTTCCACTCCAAAGACCAAGCATAGAATTTAGCGGCATCCGCGTTCATTCTAGCTGTTTTTTCTTGCTCTGGTTTGGAAGTCAAATTCAATTCTGTGGGCTTGTCTGGATATGCCGTCTTGCCAAAAGAAGCACCGAGAGCGCGGAGAACATACGCTCCGTTAAGCCATGCGGAGACATTGTTCGTTTCAAGCGTCAGGTCGGTTTTTATCTTGAAAGCGTCATAAAATGGTTGCAGCAAAAAGGGGTTGAGCGACCAGAATGTGTCATACCCAACCCCCATTGCCAATGCTTGCGGTAGCCACCCTTTATAGATGGCATCGCGCATATTTTTGTATTTTACGCTTTCTTTTCGGGAACTTTCTGCACAGTTGCTTTCCCCGTGTCTGCTTTCTTGGCGAGAGCGCGAAAAAAACCGCTTTTCTCCATTGATTCAGTCATAACGCTGACAAGTTCCTTGAGGTCGTTCCCTTCCTCGACGTACTTCTCAATGTCAGCACCAGCTTCCTCAACAGTCTCGTCCAGAGCCAGCGCAACGAAAGCGCGAAGCGTAGACAGAGTTTTGCCACTTGAGCCAAGGTCGATGCCCATGTCCTCAAGTGCGCAAACATGATTGAATGTGACTTCCATTACGGAAAAGTCTTTGCCGTTAATTTTCATAATTGCTCTCCTTTAACTATGAGTTAGGCTTTATAGTTTGGCGCTCCCACCTCGCCCAATGAAGGGCGCAAGGCACGGAGTAGGGGAACTTCCCCATACTCCGCAGGAGAGCGCCTTGCTGTTAGTTAAGCAGACGGTTTTTCGGTCTTGACCTCGGAATCGCAAGTGACGATAATCTTGGCTTCCACAACTGCGCCAGTGCCAGCACCAGAGACATAAGTAGAAACCTGACCGGAGAAGTAGAAAGAACCCTCGCCGCCAGCACCGTCATTGCCGAAGTCAAGTTCAAAGAAATGCTGTGCGTTGTCATCGAGAGCCTTTACCTTTGTGAAGTCTGCCTTAGTGTAGTTGTAAGTGAACTCAAAACTACCAGTGTCTTGCAGACCTTGAATGTACCGCTTCATCTTGTCACGCAGAGTAGTGACTTCGATGGTGTCAGGGGCAGAGCCAAGGTCAGGAAAGTCCTTGACGGCAACCAGCTCCGCGTAAGTGCCAGCAGCCGTATCAGAGGTTTTGAGAACTACGTTATAGCTTGAAATAGCCATTTAATTTTACCCCCTGTAAGTTGTATCTGTTTCAGTGTTAATGATGGCAGTAAAACGCATAACTACACGTTGATATTTCTGCGTCTTATCGCCCATGTTTGGGTCATGGGAATCCATTTGAAACCCTAGTTCCTGCATTGCGTTAGCCGCAAGATTTGCGATAGAAGTTGCATTTTCTCGGTCATTCTCGCCTTGCGTGTATACATTCACATCAAAAGCGTAACGCACATGATGCCAACCGGCAGAATCATAAGTCGAACTTAGCGCACTGCTGTCTGTCTGCGTGACGATAACGGCAGGGTAATGCGGGTCGCCAGTGTTTGCACCGGCATAAACCCGAATACCGCTAACTTCACCTTTCAGCTTCGAGAGAAGATACTTACGAATATCAATTTCATAATTCTTAATATCCACATTATTTCTCCTTTAGCTGGATTCCATGTTGCGCGAAAGATGTGCGAACCCATGTAGGCATATTTTTCTTGACTTCTTGAACAGTCAGGTACATAGGTGCTTGAGCCTTTTGGCCGCAAGTGAAAATGTGCTTTTGGCCTGTTTTGGGGTCTGTGTATGGCATATCTCCGGGTGGAATCCACTGCCCGTAAGGAACGTGCAATATTTTTCCGTTCTTCATGGTAATATATTCATCATTACCAGAATGTTTACCGGAGTTGTAATTCCAAGTACCACCCTCTGGGTTCGGATTTCCACCGGGGAATGTACCAACGCCATTAAGGCCAGTGCCATACTCAACAAACTTTGCGTCGATGTCGTGATTGTAAATTCGTGCGCGGTAACTCTTACCAGTTGACTGCCACTCAACATCCACGCCATCTGCATCCGCAAGTCTGCCGGAGTATTCAGCTTTAGCACGTTCTACAACATAATCATGCGCGGATTCAGTGTATTTCTGAATATCCTTTGCCATGATGTCATATTGTTTAACAAGCTCTTTTATACCCTTTGTTCCGAGCCATACTCGCCTTACACTAGGCATTGGAATCACCTATGCTTCAAACCGATTCTGACTTGATTTATGCTATCCGCAACTCTGTCAACAATCAAGTTAGCAGAGCCATCCTGCGGTGTCTTATTGTGCCATACAAGAGTTTTCCCCTCTACAAAGTTCAGCAACCCAAACTCTTTGCAAGTCACAGTTATGACATAATCATAACCAAGCCACATGCCGTTTTCTGTTCCGTATGCGTAGCCTGTTGGCGCAGAGATGTTGAGCATGGCGTGAATCGGGTCGCTGTATGTTAATACATCGTTGCCCGTTTCATCTTCGCCAGACACAACAGGATTGGAGAACCAGACGCTACGCTTGTTCTTTTCAAGACTGCGCATCTGTTTTCACCGTAGGAACGCCGCAAAAGGTCACAACGTTGTTTCTGATGAAGTCCTCGATACTTTCATAAGTACGATGAACTCCGTTCTCGATGTGTTCTTTCTCGCCTTCCGCACCTCTCAAGTTGTACATACGCTCCGCAACTTCTAGTTGCAGGAAACCGTATCGGGGCGGCAATCCAACGCAGGAAGTATCCTTGTACGGATACACCGCCCCTACGATTCTATCACTAGCTTGAGTGAGCAACAGAGCCAGAAGTTCATCTTCGTCTGTGCCATCAATGCCAAGCATGATTTTCAACTGTTGAAGTTTTTCTTCCATAACTCTGTTCTCACTCCTTAACACCGACTTAGATTAGCCGTTAGAGACAATCTTAGCCAGCTTGATATTCTTTGCGTCCCAAACCTTAGTCCAGTTAGCGGCAGTGCCAAGTTCGGTGCGGGTGGGAGAGTTCTTAGCAATCTTGGTGGTGTCAATAGACATACCCAGAGGATGCAGAGCCATACCCCACTTGCTGTACAGCTTGTTCACGCCGCCCTTGCTCTCGGGGTCGTAATCGACATAGTTTGGACGGTCAATGCGGACATTCCGAGCAGTAGCGATAGCGCCCTCACCAAGCAGGTAGGTGTTGTATGTGGTCAGGCCGTCCTTAGTGCCAGTTGTCAGACTGTCATCGACCATAACCAGATACTTGTTCAGCAGCAGACCGAACTGAACGCCACGGCTATAAGCACCGGGAGTAGTAGCGATGTTGTTGACCAGTTGCAGTTTCAGCAGGTTAGTGTACACGCGAGAGTGCATAGCAACCATGGTCAGGTCATCGAAGTTGTCGCCCAGAGCTTCCTGCGCAGCATCAAGGAAAGTATCGCCGGACAGACGGTTCTCTGCGGTGGCAGTGGCAGTGGTCTGGCTACCCTTGCTTGCGGAAATGTCCTTAACGTGAGTGCTCATACCGGAAACACCCAGAACGCCGTCAACAATGGACAGCAGCTCTTTCTGGTTGTTCTTCTGCTGGTAGTAAGCAACCTTGCGAGCAACATCACCCAGAGGGTCAGCGCCGGTCAGCTCACGAGTAAAGTCTTGGTCTTTCCAAGCGGCCATTCGGCGGAAAGCCATGCCGGTCTGCTTGTTAGCAGAAACCTCAACAGGGGTGTTGTCAGTCTCGCCGTCATAGTTCTTAGCATCGCCAGACAGGGGCGCGTAGTTAGGAACAGTGAAAACATTGTTCTTGTCGGTCAGAACTGCGGAAATGTCGGGAGACACGCGCAGAACGCCAGAATTGATAATTGAAGTGTGTACGGGGTCTACCTCTTGGATGTAATCAGTGAAAACATCGGGGTCGAAGTAGAAACCACCAAAAGTACCGGTAACAGCCATTGTCTGATTCCTCTCTTTAACTTAGATTTAGAAGTGTTTCGCCAATTTCGCGGATTCGGCTTTGTACAGTTCCGGGTTTTTCTGTTTAAGCTCCATCCGCTCCTGCATGGTCATCTTGGAGAACTCTTTCTGACCATCGCCAGAACCGCCACCAGAGGGTTGTTTCATGCCTTGCATGAGTTCCTGCCGAATTTGAGTTGTGATGCTCTCCTTCTCGGCGTTGTAGGTGTCGATGATGGTTTGAGCGCCAGCCATCGCATCTTCATCTTCCATGTCGGAGAACTTGTCAATCAGCTTGGAATACCCATCTGCTTTAATGCCGTTCTTCGCAAGTTCAGATTCAATCTTACTCTTGCGCCGGTCTTTCATGAGCGCTGCGTTTTGTGCCTTGATAGCGGCAATGTCAGCGGCTTGCTTCTCTGCATCAGTCATTTTGTTCTGTTTCAGTTGGTCTAGTTCAGATACAGCGTTCTGATACTTGCCAGCGTCAACATACTTGCCAGTGCCGAGGTCTGCCAGCTTAATGCCCTTTTGTTGAAGCGCGGTTTCAAGTTGCTCTTTGGTCATGCTCTCTGCGTCGCCAAAGATTGCGGTAAAGTCAAATGCCATAAGAGTTTTCCTTTCCACTGTTTAAACGTGTTGTGAATCCACAGTCTCTTGCAGTTAAGCGCCAGCAAGATAGGCGAAATATTTTAAATCAGAGTTATTGCTCTGATTTAGCCTTGTTGATTGCATCGTTCTGTGCGTTGTTATCGCCAGAAGTTGTCGTATCATTAGCTTTAGCATTGCGCTGTGCGTTCTGTGCGCTGTCAGCGTCCTGCTTTTTATTTGTCATGTCATCAGTTCCGGTGCGTTCCTCTTGCTGCGTGTTATCTACTTTCCACTTGGGAATAATAAATTCCTCGCTCATTGCATAAAGGTTCTCCGGGTCGCTGGTGATGTCGCTAAGAGAAATCGCACCAAGCGGATGTACGCCAGCTTGAAGCAGATTCAAAAGCACTTGGCTCTTGTTCAGCAGATTGTCAGTTCTGTTCCGAGTGAACTTAATGTCGATGTCTGCCGTTTCAAGACCAGTAACTTTGAATTGCGGGTAGCTTTGCAGAATCTTCAAGGTGACAAGAATGGTTTCGCGCTCGCTCTTGAAGAACATCTTCTCAAAGCTCAATGCGCGGCTCTCTGCATTTGTCCAACCTTGACCGATAATAAGTGCTTGACCAGTGTTACCGCCAGCGGAAGCGCGTCTATCAGGCACACCAGCAATGGCAAGAACCTTGTTGTACATATCCTCGACAAGCGTCTGTGTCTGGTCTTGATTCAGTTCGCTTGTGATAATGTCAACATCCGCAGTGTACTGACCATTTGACTGAACCTTGATAGCGCCAAGTTCTTTCATCGCCTTAAAGGTATCTTCGTCAATGTCGCAGTTAATGAACTTGATGAAGCTCTGCACAAACTGCTCTACACCATCAACGCGGTTTGAAACTGTTTCATTCAGCGCGTCAAGAAGTTCGATAACAGGCTCAAAAGAACCCAATCGTGAAGTGTTAGCGTCATACTCAACAATCGGGTTAATCCCCATAGGATTGGGCGCAACTTCAAATTGGGTTGTCCCACTGACGACAATGTCCATCCAAGATGTTGACTGGTCACTGTCATCAGCAACGGGCATTGAATACGGAAGCGATGTCGTGTACACGTTATCATCCGTATAGGCAACGATTTCAACCGTGTCAATCTGACCAGAACCGTGCTTCCTGTGATAACTGCAACTTAGCAGCTTTGAGTGTTCCATGTTTGTGCTGTACACGCAGAAGGTGTTTCGTGGGTCTAGCACAGATGTGTGGAACGGTGGTGCAGACTTTTCCTTTCTGCGCATCGCAGAAGCGGAAAGCGGGAAAGTAGCCTTGTAGCCAACGCCGCACTCAAAAATCCAGTCAGCAAGCTCTCTGTCTGTATTCGGCTTGTCATCGTTAAGGCAAAGCGTATTCAGCTTGTTCACCTTATCCTCGTTGCCGCGTTTGCGCAGCTTAGAGGGCTGTTCTGACGGTTCTTTTTTGTCGGCAGTATAATCTGTCGTCTGAACTCTGTCATCGTTTTTAGCCCTTGCTACATAGGTTACAGGAGAGCCGAAGCAATAGCCTGTCTTAAACTCGACAATCTCATACGCATGATTCTCAACAATTTTATTGTTGATTTCCGGGCGCACTTCCTTTGTACGGTTAAGCACAGGTTGAATGCCTTTTGTATAATTATGCAAATAGTCAATGTCTTGCGCATTGTTAAGGTGAACAGGAATCGCATCAGCCAGAATCCGGGCAACTGCAACAGCGTCAATCTCATCCGGTTCATAAGAAGAATAGATTCTATTTCGGCCTTTATTAAGCATTAGTTCACCCCCTATTTGCTTGCTTACATAATAATTTATTTTCGGCCCACGCGCAACAATCTTGCCATAGTTTGCTTTCGCGCTTGAAAAAGTTGCCGTCATAAGTTATAATTAAGCCATAAACATCATAGAAAGGGGTTGACAAAGTGGAAGTTAGGCCACTCACAGCTAAAGAATTAACCTTCAAAGGCTACGGCTCAAGCACCACAATTAGCAAGTATGTTGCCATGGGTATGCCAAGGCATGGCGTTAGAGGTAACTACTGGTTTATTGAGGAAGAAGTAAAACAATGGATTCTTTACCGTGGCGAAAAGCTGTTTATAGCTTGTCCGCATTGCGGAAAACTGATTCAAGTTCCTAAAGAGGTGGTTGCAAATGCAAAGACAACAACAGATTAACGACCATAAGCGAATTGCTTCGTTCTCCAAATTGCTGAAAGAGAACCCGAAAGACATTCGCCTTGCGGAAGCATTGCTTTCAGCCTGTGCAAACGCAACCGCAAAAGATGACGGCAGTTATGAAACAAAAACAGTAGAAGCGGAGTACGCCTTTAAGAAAGGCATGGAAGTTTACAACGCCTGCTTGTTCAACGTGGCAAATGCGCGAGACATTGACGACAAACGTAAGTGGCTTGTCCTAACTAAGAGTTCGCTTCTGTTTTTGGCTCATAAATATTTTGACAGTTTCTTGCTCTACTTGGAGTTTGACCGCAGACCAGACAAGCGCTTTTACGCCCCAAGAAAGAACCAGCTAAAAAAGATTGTTGACGGGTATCAAGACATAGCAGATGGAAAACTAGACCTTTTGACGGTTTCCATGCCGAAAAGATGCGGAAAATCGCAACTTGGTTCGATTTTGTTCTCAATTTGGCGAGCTGGAATGTACCCCGATAAGTCAATTCTGTTGACAGGACAAGGCGACCAGCTTGTAAAATCGTTCTATGACGGTTGTCTTGAAATCATGCAGGACAGGGCAACTTATAATTATTGGGATGTTTTCCCGGGAGCAACCATTGCGAACACTAACGCGGAGTTAAAGTCAATCGACTTGAACTCAAAAAAGCGTTTTCCAACAATAACTTGCCGCTCCATCGACGGAAAATTAACGGGCGCCACGGAAGCAAGCAACTTTTTGTCGATTGATGACCCCGTGTCTGGATTTGAGGAAGCGAACAACTACGCTCGCCTTGATTTGCTGTGGAACAAAATCCGTGGTGATGTACTCGGCAGACGAAAAGAGGGCGTTCCGATTATTATTATCGGCACTCGGTATTCCATTCATGACCCTATCGGCCATTTGCAAGAAATGGGCAAACAGCTTGGTTGGCGTGTGAAGATTGTCGAAGTGCCAGCGCTTGACCCCGTTACAGACGAATCAAACTTCCGTTACAAATACGGTCTTGGTTTCAGCACTGAATATTACAGAAACGAGCGAAAACTAACACTAGAAAGCCAGTGGGCATCTGAATTTCAGCAGCAGCCCATCGAAACCCGTGGCGCTATCTTCCAAAAAGACACGCTTCAATACTATATGGAACTTCCGCAAGGCATTGAACCGGACGCAATTTTGTCCGTCACCGATACGGCTCTTGGTGGCGGTGACTTTACATCAATGCCGGTAGGATATATCTACGGAGAAGATGTTTACATCGAAGATGTTGTTTATAACTCTGCGTTACCGACAATAGTTGTCCCAGAGATTGCGCAGAAATGCAAAAAGCACAAAATATCAATCAATCAGGTAGAATCAAACAACCAAGGCTTGATGATTGCTGAACATATTGAAAAGGAACTGCAAGTAATCGGAGCACACACTTCAATCAGAACGAAGCTAACAACAGCAAACAAGCAGACAAAAATCCTTACGCAGTCAGACTACATTAAGAAACACTTTTTCTTTAAGCATGAGAGTATGTACGAAGCCGGAAGCGAATACGGCGCTGCCATGCGCGAAATGTGGTCATATTCACAGCTTGCCAAGAACACCCATGATGATTTCTGCGACAGTTGCAGTCAGCTGTCAATTTTCGTGCAAACAATAGTTGGATGCAAGGTTACTGCTTTCAAAAGACCTTTCTAAGCCTATTGACTTTTCCACTTTCATCTGCTATAATACAGATATAGGTTCTATTTGGAAGTTGCGGGCCGGATAGACCCGAAAACTAAATAGAGCCCAACAAGAACAGCTATCAAGATGTAACCGCAACTACGTCTTGATGGCTGTTTTTGTTATCAAATGGAGATGTATAACAATGATTATGCGCACCGAGAAAAACAAAAATTACACAGTGATGGGCAACTATCATCTGCGTGACAAAGAATTGTCTCTAAAAGCCAAGGGTCTGCTGTCTATTATGTTGAGTTTGCCTGACGGCTGGAACTTTTCAATCAGCGGACTTTCAACGCTTTCGAGCGATGGTGAGTCTGCTGTTAGAGCAACTTTGAAAGAACTAGAAAACAACGGCTATTTAAAACGCAATAAAGTTCGCTGCAACGGCAAAATCACTGATTGGGAATACATCGTTTATGAACAAAAGACCGCAAATAATTCAGTTGATGCAAAGCCAGTTGTTGAAAATCCACATGTGGATAGCAGCACCCAATTAAATACTAAAGAAATAAATACTAAAGAATTAAATACTTTCTCAACATCGCTTTGCGATGCACCAATTCCTGCGGAATCGGTGAGAAATAAAAAAACAAAATCTCTTTGGGATATTAGCAGAGAAATAACAGGGAATGACCCATTCACTTTTCCCTATCAGCCTACGAGCGATAGCGAGGAAAACAGCGCCGCAGGCATAGTAAAAAAGAAGCAGCTTGTTAAAAATTTAACAGATAAAACAGATAAAGAGATTTCCTTGGAGAGAGCAGCGCTGCTTGGTAAGACATACGGCATGGCAATCAAAGCTGAACTCCCGCTTGGGTTGCAAGACGGTATGGCTGTCCTCACTATGGAAGAAGCGCTCGATTGTTGGCTCGACCATGCACTATACCGCGAGAGCGCGAGAGATGCCTATTTAAGCAAGTTTCTTGAGGCATGGAAAAACATCTGCGATAACCGTGCAGACCGTTTTTGGATGCCTGCGCGGGGCGGTGATGGCTATATGTGGCAGAATGTAATCAAGGGTTATGCAAACAACTGGAATCCGGGTACTCCAAGCGAGCGCCGGGAAGCTAAAGCAAAGGGGATTTTTGAATGAGCACTGAAATTTTTAAGGCAATTTCCATTGCTGGTTTTATGATATTTTTGAATTGTCTTATTCTCATGCTCTTGTGCATTACTTTGGGCGTGATTGGTGAAGACGGCGGGTACGGAACGAAATTTTGTGACTTAATGAAAAAATGCGATACGCTGCTGATTGTCATTAGCACGTTTGCTATTATTACAGCTATAAATTGCGCAATCCTGTACGGCTTGCTTTCATAATCCATAAATTCTGCAACATCTGTCCATTCACATACTTCGAGAGAAGCGGTATAATCATACCAGAGACAGAGAAAGGAGATTTGACATGGACGAACTGCTTAAAAATTGCAGCACCGAACTTTTCAAAGTGGGAGATAAAGTCAGAATAAGGAGAGACATTAAAGATTTAGCTGAATTAAAGAGAGTCGATATTGATAGATACACGAGAATATTCCCAAACAAAATTCAAGAATCTCAGAAATCGTTCTATAAAATCAGTTATGGCATGGTTGTAAGTGCTGGTAAAACAGCAGAAGTGACAGAAATTATTCCAAACCGAGACGGAGCACCGCTTTTAAGCACTATGTACAGACTTAAAATTAGCGGTAGTTATTCTGAATGGGCTTGGAGACACGCGCTTCTTGAAAAAGCGGAAGAAGAAAATTCAAACAATTCTTCCGAAGTCGATGGCGCTAAGTGGGAATTACCGCTGAAAATCGGTCAAAAAGTTTCAATCAGAAAAAATTTAAAAAAAGGAAATAAAAAAGGAAATTTTGAAAACTTTTACATTTGCGGAACGAGGTTTAGAAACGCTGGCATTGTATGTGAAATGGAGAAATTTCGCGGCTGCATAGCTACTATTACAGACGTTTTACCAAATGAGGAAATTGTAGGTGGTTGCATTTACTATCTGGCTGTTGATGGAACGGATTGCGGTTGGCAATGGGATATTTCAATGTTTGATGGATTTAACGCTTGGAGAGACAAACAGGAAGCGAATGCAAAGAGTAGGAAAGAATCTTCCCCGTCTTTTCCTCTCAAGGTTGGAGACACGGTAACCGTTAGGCGCGATATTGCGGAAAGGCGCGATAAATATGGCTTCATCTGGTCTACCGCGAATGGCCAAAAAATAAAATCACCTTTAGTAACAAGCAGCATGGTTAGAATGGCGGGTGAAGTTGGTAAAATTACAAAGGTTTATTCTTATGAAGGAGAATATTATGTTGCTTACGAGTTAGCGTTTTCCAATCCAGAGTTTCCAGAGTCTGATAGATTTATTTGGGGTATAAACTGCCTTGAAGAATTTCACGACTATAAGGCTTATGTTGAGGGAAACAGCGGCAAAAAGAAAGCACCACGGAAGAAATCGGAAGAACGTGGAGAAGATTACTACGGAGATAGTCAAGAAATAATTGACGATGTGACGGGGATTAAAACTGATTTCTTTGCGTATGACTACAAGGGCAGAAAGCGTGTGTTCCCGGATATTGACGGATTTATCACCAAGATTGATGTTACAATCATTTCTGGCGATGAAACAGGTCTGGTTTACTTCGTGAAAGACGGCAAAGCAAATAGAATCGCGTTTGACGCAAGTGTTGGGACTCGGTTTATATCCTACGATGATGGCACTTACACTGTCGAGGGCAAGGACAACATCAAAAAGTGGCTAAGTTGGAGTTACGACAAAGACAAAGCCAAGAATGTGAACTACGCAATTCAGCACATGACGGATTTCTTGGGCGGTGATAAGTAATGCCTTACGCTGACACGGAAAAGAGACTGGCGTACCACAGGAAGTACAACAGAGAAACTCGGGAATGGGCAAAGAAAAACAGAATTTGCGTTGTTTGTTGCAAGCAAAAAGCCGATGAAGGTTATGCCACTTGTCTACAATGCCGTATGGCCGACAGAGAGCGGTCTAAAAAGCCGAGAAATCTAGCAGCAGATAAAGTTGCCGAGCAAAAAAACAAACGCGCACAGCGCCGCTTAGCCCTCATAGCGCAAGGGATATGCGTGCAATGCGGGAAGCGGAAAACTGGTGAGTATCAGATATGCGACGTTTGTAGAGCAAAAATCAACGCAAGACGCAAGAAAAAGTATAACGAATCAAAAGAAACTCCAATCGTCCTTTACGGAGAGCAAGGGATGTGCGCAAGATGCGGGAAGCCTACTTACGCTAACTCAAAGTTGTGCAAGTTCCACTATGATGTTGCTGTACAGAACCTGGGCAAAGCAGAGAACCGCGGTTCTGAAACATACAGAAAAACGAATCAACTATTTTTTAAACGAAAAGGAGCAGACAAATGAAAGTTTTTCTTGATGTTGGCGCATATATGCCGACATACGCTCACGATGCAGACGCGGGAATGGATTTGCGCACACCTGTTGCGTTTATCGTCCCGGCACATGGCGATTACACAGTTGACACTGGTGTTCATGTTCAGATTCCTGTCGGGAATGTTGGATTCATCAAGTCAAAGAGTGGCTTGAACGTCAATGCCGGTCTGACTGCAACTGGTGTTGTGGATGCGCTCTATGACGGCAGCATTCGCGTTAAGCTGTACAATCACAGTGACGAGGATTATATGTTCAGTCGTGGCGATAAAATCACGCAGATGGTTATTCTGCCGATTGCTAAGTTTGACTTAGAGTTAATCGACACACAGGAGTGCTTTGAAAAGTCAGAGCGTGGCAGCAATGGTTTCGGTTCAAGCGGGAGATAAAAATGAACACAAGCGTAGAATACAGGCTGATGCAAGCATCCGTTGATGTTGAGCACATCATTGACGAAGAACGAAAGGAACTCGTCTTTAGCGCCATGGCCAAATATAACGAAAAGGCAAAAATGGACAAGGAAACAGCAGAGCAGGAGTTTCTTGATGAGGTTCTGCACATCGAGCGCGAATCAATGGAGCAGAAAGAAAGGTTCATGAATATGTTCAATAAAGCTGTGTTTCATAAAGCTGTGAAGCAAGAGAAAAACTGAAAGAAATGGAGAATTAAAGATGAAAGAACTTACGATTACAGCTAAAGACTTTGCAGAGCTTTTTTCTGATGCAGACAAAATGCTCACTTTGCGTGAGGTTGACAACGGGAGAGAGACCGGACGAAAGATGGTTTGCAGGGTAGTTTCCGCGTCAAAGTCTATTGGCGGCAAGGAAGTCAAAAAGGCAGACAACGGTCTGCTGATTCGTCCTAGCTATTATAACCCGGATTCGGCTTACGAGCCGCGCAAGGTCATCAAGGCGTGGGGTCTTGACTGGAATCTTGGCAATGCGCTGAAATATATTGCGCGTTGTGGGAAGAAGGCGAATAACTCAAAGTTAATCGACCTTGAAAAGGCGATGACCTATATCGGGTTTGAAATTGAAGATGATAACGAGGTGAAAGACTGATGCAAGTTGAACTTATCGCTTATTCCACGCCAGCAAACGAGAGATACAAGTACAATCCGATGAAAGTTGTTGAGCAGTGTGCAAGCGTGTGCTATGGCAGCGAGCCGGATTTTCACAACTATCGCATTGCAAAAGGCTGTGCAAAAACAGGGCACATGAGCGTGTTTGAACACGCATACTTCACGTTTCACGTTTCCGGAATCAGCCGTGCTTGTCTTGCACAATTAACGCGGCATCGTCATTTCAGTTTTTCCGTTCGCAGTCAACGATATTGCGATGATAGCCATTCCGAGCCTGTTTTCCCAATGTCTATATCTATAAACGAAGAACAAGACGGCGTAATTGCTGATGCCTATGATTACGCTTGGGATGCCTATAACTGTCTAATAAAGAGCGGCGCAGCAAAAGAGGACGCACGGATGGTTCTGCCGAACGGTGCGCCAACGGAGCTGTATATGTCTATGAACGCCAGAGCGCTGATTGAAGCAAGCCATTTGCGGCTGTGCAACAGAGCGCAAGACGAAATTAGAACGATGTTCGGTAAGATGAAAGAAGAAGTCGAACAAGTTTCTCCTGAAATTGCAGAGATGATGGTTCCTAAGTGCGAGTTAAACAAGAATTATCCGTTCTGCACGGAGCGGAAAAGCTGCGGGAAGCACCCGCCGTTAAGCGAGGTTTACGGCAAGTGCAAGTGCAATAGAAATTGCGAGGTGAAAAATAAATGACACCGATGACGCAGAATGAAAAGATGGCGGAATCGCACTGCGAGTTCACAATGTCAAAGTACGGTTGCGACGAGTGCGCCAAGCATTGTGCTCTAGCGGACATCTGCAAGGCTTGTGACGGAGATTTCAGTCGCAGCATGGGTGAAGATACAATCGCGGCAGACAAGGCCGTGCAAGCGCTGGAAAGGAAGGAAGCGGACAGCATTGCAAACTCCGTAATGGTGGAGTATTACAAGAAACAGCTTGAATCCGCAAATGAGGAAATCGCAACGCTGAAAGCGATGAACAAGATGCTCACCGAAAGCATCAAAAATCTGACGGCAAAGGGGTGAGTTCATGATTTTCAGAATTCTGTGGTTTGTGTTCATGTACTTGGTTGCCGGGACTGTGATTGCCGGGGTTTGCGTTGCGATTCTAGGTGATGATGCAGACAAATACGAAAACAATGTTGTTACGCTTGTAATTCTGATTTGGCCTGTTATGCTTGTGATACTTGTCTTTGGTATGCTGACCGGAATTGCAATCAGAATCGGAAAAAAATAATCAGTTTTGCAACAAAAGTCCATTGCAATTCAACATGGAGTGTGCTATAATAAAGACACTCCAACAGATAAGCCATTTGAACGATTGCTTCATCTGGGAGCGAACTGCTGTGTGAGTTCCAAGTCTTAAAGCACAGATTTCCTGCTGTTGGGAATACGCTAAAGCCATTAGAGCAAGGCACAACAGATTTTGCCTGTTACGGTTCAATGATTACTTGAATACCAACAGGCATTATATTGCGGGTTAGCCAAGAGGTAAAGGCATCGCACTTTGACTGCGACATTCGTTGGTTCGAATCCAGCACCCGCAACCACCGTATAGTATGGGCTGTGTCCATAGTATACCTCCTTTTGGCGTGATTGGGTTTGCGATTTTTCCCCGATTACCGACCCGAGATGCTTATTCAGCCGATGGGTTTCAAACAGCAGTCGGCTATTATGGTTTCTTAGTTTAAGCAAAGCAGTTGTCCATGGCAACAGATGATGGTGCAAATCCATCAGAAACCGCCACGAGCCTCGGAAAGGGGCTTTGCATGTCTTTTCTCCTAAAAGTCACAGCTTAAAGTTAAGACCGCGGACTTATAGCAGTTAGGTAACTTGGGCATTGCTTAATTGTGAGTTATAAGCGGTCATTCTTATGCAGAATAAACCCGCAAGGTGCGGGAGCGGTCTTGAAAGCCAGCTGTCACAAATGTGATGGGGTTCACGTCCTCTGTTCTGCGCCAGATGGCCGGGTAGCGCCCGGTCTGTGTGAGAGTGTGCGGTATACCTCACAAATGATGACAATGGTCGTGCAAACGGCAAGCCGCACATGCTGGATTAGCTCAACTGGTAGAGTATCTGTTTTGTAATCAGACGGCTCGGGGTTCAAGTCCTCGATTCAGCACCACAATACAGGGTGGCTCTCTGCCGTGAAAGTCGGTCTAATTTAGCTTAAACAGCTAAGTCGCAAAGCTGAACAAGCCGATAGTTCGTCGTTAGGCAGCTACTGGCTTCTTATCCCGCACAGCCAGCCAAGTGGTGGCGTATTAGCCATATACGATTTAGAAAATCACGGCGGCAAGGGCGGCTCGTTCCGAAGCAACGGCGAGTAGTCAGGAGCAAGACCTGCGTGTTGGCTTAATTTGAAATTAGAGGTGCAGATAGTGGGCATTTTTGTAAATAGCATCCAAGCAATAGCAGTCGTAATCATTATGATTCTATGTTTCATTGCGGGCTATGAAGCTGGCAAAAACGATGCCACTACGCACAACAAATACCGTGAATATCCTATCATTATGGAGCATAAGCACGGCGAATAAACTTAGACATTCACTTGGTTTTCCATCATATCCTTTCTCTGGAAAAATACCTCTGGCTTCGGCTAGGGGTATTTTTCTTGCAAATAAGGCTTGAAATCAAAGCGAAAACGTGGTATAATTGAGATGCAATTCCTCCAAAAGGCTCTTGCGGATAAAACCGCAGGGGTCTTTTTTTATTTTTAGCGCGATTTTGAAAACGGCAATAGGGGAGTACCATAAATCGGACTGCAACCAAAGCAGGGGACTTTTTGATTTTTTTATTTTTTGAATTGACATTTTGGGTCGGAAGTGCTAAAATAATTGTAGGGATAATGCAGGAAACGCATAATCGGGTAAGTTCCGAAACACCGTATTATCAAATCTGCTGGATGGCGAAATGCTGTCCAGCTTTTTTGAAAGTGCGGTGTCTTTTTTTATGCAAGAAATCTGGAAGAAAGTCACTATCGAGCCGTTTTCTAAATATTATGAAGTGTCAAATCTAGGCAGAGTTAGAAGCCTTGACAGGGAAGTGAAGCACAAAAACGGGACTGTTCAAACAGCAAAGGGGAAAGTTCTTTCGCAAGCACTTGACGGACACGGTTATCCGTTCGTGTGGATGCAAGTAAAAGAAAGCAGAATTGAACGTCACGTCCACAGGTTGGTTGCTCTGGCGTTTGTTGAGAATCCAAAGCCTGACGAATATAACGTTGTTAATCACAAGGATGAGAACCCACGCAACAACAAAGTGGATAACTTGGAGTGGTGTACGCATAAATACAACTTGCTCTACGGTACAGCACGAGAGCGCGGAGCAAAGAACAAGTGCAAACCGTTTATTGGTTGCGATGAACACGGTAAAATTGTCGTTGCGTATAAAAAGCTGGACGATGCAAAACTAGATGGATTTGAAAAAACAAGTGTTCATTTTGCGTTGCACGGAAAAGACAGAAGCGGAAAAGAAAACCAAAGCCATTTGTACAAGGGTCTGTCTTGGTGGTTCGTTTAATAATATAAATATATATTAAGGCAATTATATCTAAGTTAAGATTATATATTGCCTTTTTATTTTTTATGTAGTTTTAGATATAACACACAGGGCTGCTCGGCTCGGCAGACCCCCGTCCCCGGGGTCACTGTCTCCGGCTGCGCTGCCGCGTCTCCGTTTTGTGCCCTGCCATAACTCCGATTTATACCCATTATGCCCCGATTTACTGCCATTTTAACCTATTGCAACACCGCAAAAGCCCTATAATATGCCTAATACGGGCGGAAACGCGCCTAGAACGCGTTATTTTGTGTTAGGAATATAAGTTTATACCTGCGCAGTAGAACGCTTTAAAATGCCCTCTGCGCCGCTCTCACGTGGTACGTCTCAAAAAGGGCGCAAACGGTCAAATGTTTTTGCATCCTATCCCCTACCCTGCCGCTATAGCTGCCCCTATTTTCCCGGCTATCCCCTGTCCCGGGTCGCTCTCGCACAAAAAAAGGACGCCCCACGCGGGACGCCCCTTGCTAACTCTGATTTATTTTGCCCTGTATCCGTGCCCACTGCCTAACCATACGCGGAAAAGGCGCAGCGTTAATAGCGTTAAAATCATACCGTTGCACCCCCTGCATAAACAACATCGCCTGTGGCTGTGTCTATCCAATCGCGCCCGCACTGCCGAACCGCCGCGCCGCTTGGCTGGCTAGCTATATACCGCTTTATCGCTTGTGCCACCGCGTCAGAAAAGCCCAGTTCCCGCAATGCAAGCGTAACTTGCCAAGACGTTGTGCGGCTGCAATCGGCGCTCGCTTTTGCGTCGTAGGTGTCAATCATAGCAACAACGCCGTTGACATTGACAGTCGCGGTAAAAATAAGGCTGCTGTAGCTATACATAGCCTTGCAATGGTCTGTTGTTATACCGTAGTTGTCACACACTGCATAGTCCTTCCACCCGGCTTGCGCGTATGGCATATAACGCAAACGGCGGTCAACCGTCATTTTTACAGTCTTTTCATAGAGTCCGCCAATAATTTCGTGTGCTGTGTAAGTCATGGTTAAAATCTCCTTTTGGTGTGTTTTTATCGCCATACCGTTGCTTTAACGGTATAAAACTCTGCCAAACAACGTCATGTTGCTTTTGCGCTGCGTGCTGTAATTCACCGTGCGCCGTACCTGCTGACCGTTGGCGTAAAGTCCTAAATCGGAGCTGGCAACGCCGCGCGCCGTGTAGATAACCTTGCCGCTGCGCTTGATGGTCTGCGTCGCGCCGAAATACTGCGCGGTGTGCTTTTGCAGAATGTTCATCGCCTTGCACCTCCTTTGCTAATGTATCTATATTCTATCATAACACATAGTTATATAACATGGATATATATCTCATAATTATGGATTATTATTATAATCCCATTTATAGTATTATTATAATTATATATAATCAATATTATTATAATACAATACATCATATCAATATAGAATCAATTATAATTTTATAGAATCAACAACTCCCCTACCCCATCGGCATCGGGTTGAGTCGGTCAGGGTGGGGCTGAGCCGCTGACCGGTTTGGTCTCACTGTTCGGCTTTATATATATTATATATACGATACGATATAAACGATATAATACGATTGATTGTATACGGTTGACCGCTCCCCTGCCCTGCTGCCTATACGATAATCCCTATACGATGACAAAAGCAAAAGCAGGTTCAAGCTGTTGCGCTTTCCCCTGCCCTGCTCTATATTTACCACACACAAAAGGATTTACTCATAAATAAAACTATGCTCATACTCCGGCATCAGCTGCCGCACTAGGTTTTCAAAATCAGCATCACTCTCAAAATGCAGCGCCCCATCCTCTCCCGCGTACTTGTCGCACAATTCATTTTCACGCTTAAAATACTCGTCAAAATCTTTCTCGCTGCCGAAGGTCGGCATATATTGAACACTCATTTTTCCCGTCTTTCTTTTAATCTAATCCGTCAGAATTAAAACGCAACCGATGACCGCGCCAGCAAGCGCCACACTGATAAAACCAAACATTTTTCTACTCCCCTTCCCTGCTTAAAATCCATTATCCCATTTTGTAAAGCCGTCCGTCGTCAATTCTGCTTTCTGACCTTCGATTTCTTTCTGCTCCTGCTCTAGTTCTTCTTTCTCGTCAAGTAGTTCATATACGCGCCCCGTCCCCTGCTCCGCGTATTCCAGTTCCTCTTCAATCTCGTCAAGCCGCTCGCTGATTTCCTCGCTGCGCTCGTCAAGTGCGTCAAGCTCCCTTGCAGTTTGCTGATAATTCATTGTTATTCCCCTTTACTCTGATTTAAAAGTTTTAATTTACATGTATCGCCCTCGCCGCCTGCGCCTTGCTTTTCGTGCCGCTGGTGGGTCTGCCCATCTATCAAACAAGATTAAAAGCGTGAAAAATAAAACCACGGTGCTGCCCCCTAGTTGATATTTAATCTTTTGTAAGTGGAGACCACCACAAAACCCGCCCATACGCTGGGTAGCTCCTGCCGCAGCCGCTCCGCGTTAATCCTCTGTTGCTTTACTGCGCTCTCACTGATTTTATATTGCCCTGCTACAAGTGGGGCATCCCCTCCCCTCTCTTTGAGTTCGTCAACCAAAAGGGCTTTAATGCGCTCGTTTGCTTTCTCAAGCGCTTCAATCTGGCGCTTGTTTTTCTTGTACTCCGTCGCCGCTCGGATAATTTCTTTCTCTGTCATTTCTCTGCGCTCCCCTTTAACTCTGATTTAATAAGCTCAAGCAGCTTTTCTCCGCTTGTGATTTCTTTATTACGTGCAAGTTTGCTCATGTAAAGCACAACCGCGTTTTCGTGCGTCTTTTTCATGTACTTGTTAAACTTCGCGGCAATCTTTTCGTTTGCCATTGCCACAACGCCGTATCCGCTTGGGCTGTAGTCCCCTGCCCTGCTGCCGTTCAGCAGCTCGCAAGGGCAAGTCTCAATGTACTTAAAGCACAAGCGGCGGAACATTCCGACGTGTACAAGCGCAAAAGACAACCGTCCCGCGTCAAGCGTCTCACTTGCTTTTTTCAGCGTGATTTCCGGGCAGATAATAAGTTCTTCCGCCGCGCTCCTGTTCTGGCTGATGCTGTCCGCGAAACCTGTAATAATCTCGACCCGAGTCCCCTGTTCTTCTATTGCCTTGATTGCTTGATAGATATAGCCGCCAACTTTCCGATACCTGTCTTTGTCCAACATACCGGAGACGCACATGTCAACAAAGACAGTCACGACCTTTTGCTTTTGTGGCGTGCGGTACACCTGCCTCATAGCGTCGGGCAAGCCCTGTAAAGCTCTGGGAACGTTGGGGCAAGCCCCTACATAGTAGTTTCTAACAAGCGCCCTAGGCGCTGGGCTTGCAAAGTCTCCCCCCTTCCCCGCTTTGATTTTTTCAAGACCTGCGTCCCAACCGTTGCGGAAAAGCTCCGCAGCTTCCGCAAAGTTTTTCGTTCCCGCAAAATTTTCCGGGTTCCTGTCGCTGTCGTGGCAGTCCGCAAAAACTTTGTTATTATGCGCGGTGGTGATAAACTTAAAAAAGCTGTCCATGGTCTCAAATTTCTGCGCGTAAATCATAGTTAGAAAATCTCCTTCCATGCTGCCGTGTACTTGTCAGTACCGTTAAGCCGCTCCGCAATCATATGTGCCGTGTCCTTGCTCAAGCCCTTGGCAATGCACTGCTTAACGCAATCCGCAGTAGGCAGTCCCGCGCTCTCCATCGCAGTTACGTTTTGCGCCGCGCGGTAACTAAGAATTAAACTCGCGCCGACGTTCTGCGCTGCTTTCCGCAAACTGCGGATAAAGTTAATCAGGTCTTTGTTCCCGTTCGTCACAGCATTGAAAATCTCGTAGCTATAATCAATCTCAACCACTGCAAAGCGGTCAAGCGTCGCCGCGTCAAGCTGATAACGTCCGGTATACTGCGCGTCAGCGCCGTTACCGTATGTGTTACCTGCGCAGATAAAGCGGCAATTTTCGTTTAACTCGACTTTACCGCAAGGGAAGTCAAAATAGCGGTTTGCAATCGCCGCGTTAAGCGCTACAAGAACTTCGGGGATGCTCGCGTCCATCTCATCGAGAAAGAAAACGCCGCCGTTCACGCAGAAATCATAAAACTGCGTTTTGCTGTAATGACCGTTTGCGTCGATGAATCCGGTAAATTTGTAAATGTCATTTACCGCGCCGGAAAAGTAGAACTCAAGCCCAAGGGCTTTTGCGGCATTTTTCGCAATGCTGCTCTTGCCAGTGCCCGCCGCGCCACTCATGAATACCGGAACATCAGCAGTCAAGTATTTGAGGATAGTCTCAAATTTTTCATGCTGGATACCGCCAGCGCTCTTTGCGCTGCCGTCCGGTAGCTTTACCACAATTTCCTTTTGCGGCAGCTTTCCGTATTTCTCAAAAATGAAAGCATCAAGGTCGGCGCAAACTTTGTTAAAAACCTGCTCTTCTTTAATCTGCGCCAGCATTGCCAGCGCTGCACCTGCTGCCGTGAAGTCTGCCGCTTGCGCTGTGGGAATCGCTCCCGCGGGTTGCGGTTTGTGCGCGTCCTCGTTGCGTTCTTTACGCGCTGCGCCGTGATCGTCTGCGTACTCTGCAATAGCCTCATTCAGATTCTTAATGCAGACTTGCAAGTCATCTTTAACGCCGCGCTCAATGACCTCGCCATTGCAAGTGTAGCGGTATTCGTTGGGGACTTTCTCAAAAAGTCTGCCGTCACGGCTGCACATGATACGCTCAATATAGGCGCTAGCAGGTTTGCCCTCGTTGACTGCCGCCTTGATAACGCTATTATCAACGGAATAGGTATTTCTCTTGTTGCGGTAAAGAATGCTCTCCATGGTGTTCTCCTTTTGGTGTGTGGTTTGTGGTGTTGTGTGTCGTTCCGCTTGGAACACCCTAAGTATATCGCCGTTTGACAATTTTGTCAACAACTTTTTTATGGACATTTGTCTCACGAATATGCACTATTCTCTCCCCTACCGTAGGGCGGCATATTTTTAAGATGTAGTATATTATATATATTATATATGCTTTGTTTTGCATTGATTGACTGCACTTTTGATTGATTCAATGCTTTTTTGACAACAAAATCAGCTGGGCGGCAGCGCGGCAGGGCAGGGGAACGCCACCTGACAGCAAAAAGCCCCGCCAGCCGGTTTCCCAGCCAGTGGGGCTATATAGCGATTAGCGATTTGACTTTTAGCGATTTAGCGATTAGTCATTCAGCGATTTAAGCACGTCCATCAGGACGGCGCTGATTACATCTGCGATTTCATCTTTGTCAAAATCGCCTTCGTCGTTTTTCTGCGACTTCTGCGATTCGCTTTTCTGCGATTCATCGCTGTTTTTAGCGTTATCGGACGCAATGTCTGCTTTCCTAGCGCTTGCGGTTGCGGTTGCGGCCTTTGCCTTTTCAACGCTTGCGATTGCCTTCTTGAGCTGCTTCTGTTTGCCGCTTGCCTTGACAATGCCATCAAGCGCCCTGCTTGCGTCCTTGTCGTTGTCAATTGCGATGCACATATACGCCAGCCGCTTGAGCGTGATGCCGAGCTTGCGGGCGATGACGAAAATCATCATCATTGCTTCATCTTGAGTACAATGCGCTGCGATTAAAGCGTCGCCTGTTTCATCATCGCGAATAAATGCGATGCACTCGTGGTTTTCGCAATCGCGTTTGCTGTCGAGGTACTCGGAAAAACTGCTTTCAAATTCTTTGAAGTTCATGATACATTCTCCTCTATGTATTCATCACAGCGATTAGGCTTTCAAGCGATTTGCTTGTTTCCTGCTGTGTCTTTACTATATCACATTACATTCTGTTTGTCAAGTAATTTCTTGAAAATTTCCATCAATAGTTTTGCTGTTTTTATCCGGCTCATAGTCTGCGAGGATTTTGTCAAGCTCGGCATTGCTTGCAGTAGCGACAGGATTGTTCGTTGTGGAAATTTGGATTTCCTGTTTAGGCGACCAGCCACCGCCATTGTTCATCATGCCAACGTACAGCAGCGGCGGCATCTTCCCGCTCAATCCTAACTGTGATTTAATAGCCATGAAGTCATCTTTTGCCTTTTGAACCAGTTCGGATGCAGAAGCAAAGATTTCCTCTCCGTTCCCGTCAATGACTGATTCCTTGCGCATCTTCGTAGACTGGATGTAATCCATCTGTCTGCGAGTTATGCCAACAAAACTGCACCAGCCAAGGTAATCAGGAATCAGGTAGACATCGCTGTCGTAAATATAATTTAGATAGCTAATCTCCCAGTCAAGAACCTTTTGAGCCGTTACCTTATCCGGGCTTTTCAGTGTGATTGACAGCCCTTGCAACAGCGCTCTGATGTTTCCCTTGTCCTCACAGGGCGGCGGTGGCGGTTCACCTTGTTTGAATCGCTCGCTCGGCACGAAAGGCTCACTCGCTAACACCAAGTTATTGTTTTCATCCCTGTATGTCCGCACGGGAGTTTTGTTTTTACTGCCCTTAGGTCTGCCCATTTTTCATCACCTTCTTTTCGTAGTGCGCTCTTGCGCTCTCTCTAACCTGCGAAACCCTCTGCCGAGACACGCCACACATTTTTGCGATTTCAGAGTAGTTCTTACTCGGATTCTCTGCGACTGCCTTTAGAATTGTTGCCTGACCTGCCACACAATTTGCATGATTCGTGCGACTTTCGTTTACGCACGCAAACTTAGCGATTTCACAGTCACACGGAATCATGTTTGCAGTCAAAAACTCTTTGATTGATTTTGGCCAGATGACTTTGCGGCCACACTCTTTGCAGACAAGCGTGTAATTGTCTAGTTCGACTTCGCCTTGCTTCCTACAACGATTGAAGTGAATTTCAACATCCTTGCAAGTCCAGCATGTACCGCACAAAGCCATATTTGCTTCCTGCATTAACTTTGACTTAGCTGAAATCTTTTTGTATCTTAACGGAATAACGGAGCCGGTTTTTGCTTTTCTGTTTTCGCAAGTTCGGCACAGCCATCCATAATTCTTGTCACGATACCACGCAGGTTGAATGATTTTTCCCCGCGATATAATGTGACTGTACGAAGTGCCGCAGTAACCGCACTTTCGTTCCTCATTGCTCTGAATATTCATGTTTGTACCACTCAACCCAATCCGAAAATCTCATTGTAACAAGCCATTCAGCCCCGTTCTTGCGATGAATCACAACCGGGGTTCCGTCTTTCTGCAATTCACTGTCCCTGATTGACTGCTGCATTGCGTTCTCTAAGTTCAACTTCTCCACGCGCTTGACTTCAACGTGTATGCCCGGAGTTCCGGCAACATCCGCTTCGCCATCTTTGCTGTTGCCCCTGCACTGTGCGCTTCTGTGAGCGTCTGGAAAGCCGTTGCCGATAAACAGGTGAGCAACTTCCCGCTCTCCGACTTTACCCTTTGTACGGCTTGTGCGCCCTATTTGCGAGCGCGTCTTATTCTTATTTCGA